AAGGAAACGAAGAAGAATATAATCCAAGCTGGGCAGCGAGCAGTTGAAGAGTTAATAAAAGTAGCTAAAGAAGCTATTGTTGATTCAGATGATGATATATCAGCTGACAGACTTAAAAATGCAGCAGCCACAAAAAAGCTGGCTATATTCGATGCTTTTGAAATACTTAATCGCATTGAAGAAGAAGAAAACTTATTAAATGAAAAACCTAAAGAAGTTAAGGAAGAAAGAACTTTTAAAGGTTTTGCAGAAGGTAGATCATCATAATGTACGAGCAAAGTTTATATAAAGTTTTAAAAGACCATATAAAACCTAAAGTTTTAAAAAGAACTAATAGGTATAAAAAATGGGAATATGGATATAACAAAGAACATGACATGGTTGTTATATCTAAGACAGGTCAAATAGGTGAAGTATATGAAATACAGAATTTAAAAATAGCTTTACCTGAAAAGTTTAACGTAAAAAAATTTGATTCAAACACATGGGAATATTCTGAGTATCCTAAAGTATTGAAAAAAATAAAGTCTGTATTTGATTGGGAAGAATACCCACTAGACTTTAAAGAAAAATGGTATGATTACATCGATAGTGAATTCAATAAAAGAGAACAAGGCTTTTGGTTCTATAATAAGGGTCTGGCTACTTACATTACTGGTACTCACTATATGTACTTGCAGTGGAGTAAAATTGATGTCGGTCAACCTGACTTCCGCGAGTCAAACAGATTATTCTACATATTCTGGGAAGCTTGTAAGGCCGATCACAGGTCTTACGGAATGTGCTATCTTAAAAATAGACGATCTGGATTCTCATTTATGGCGTCCGGGGAGTGCGTTAATATGGCAACCATATCAAGCGACTCTAGGTTTGGAATACTATCAAAGTCTGGACCTGATGCGAAGAAGATGTTTACAGACAAGGTGGTACCGATATCGGTTAATTACCCCTTCTTTTTTAAACCGATACAGGACGGTATGGACAGGCCAAAGACAGAGCTCGCCTATCGTGTACCAGCCAGTAAATTCACCCGTAAGAAGCTCGAAACCAACGAGACGCTACGTGAGCTCGACGGCCTCGACACTACGATCGACTGGAAGAATACCGGTGACAACTCGTACGACGGTGAGAAACTCAGGTTACTCGTCCACGACGAAAGCGGTAAATGGGAGCGTCCGACGAACATCCTCAACAACTGGCGTGTCACGAAAACGTGCTTACGATTAGGTAGTAGAGTTATAGGTAAGTGTATGATGGGTTCAACTAGTAACTCATTAGACAAAGGCGGGGATAACTTTAAAAAACTATACAATGACTCAGACGTTACTCAAAGAAATGCAAATGGACAAACTCGCTCTGGACTATATAGCTTGTTCATACCTATGGAATGGAATTACGAAGGATACATCGATTCTCATGGCTTACCTGTATTCGACACCCCAAGCAAAAAATTATCGGACCGCAAGGCGAAACGATTGATCAAGGTGTTATAGAATATTGGGAAAATGAAGTAGAAGGTTTAAAGCAAGATCAAGATGCTTTAAATGAATTTTACAGGCAATTTCCAAGAACCACTAAACATGCTTTTAGAGATGAGTCAAAAGACTCGTTATTTAACCTAACTAGAATTTACGAGCAAATAGACTTTAATGAAGATTTAAAAAACTCTATAAATGTTACTAGAGGATCTTTTAGTTGGCAAAATGGAGAGAAAGATACAAATGTTATTTTTTCTCCTAATAGTAATGGAAGATTTTATGTTACATGGGTTCCAGATTTAGAGCTTCAAAACAGAAGATATAATAAATATAATACTATGTATCCTGGTAATGAACATGTGGGTGCTTTTGGTTGTGATCCATATGACATATCTGGAACAGTCGATAAAAGAGGATCAAAGGGTTCTTTACACGGTTTAACTAAATTTAGCATGGAAAAAGCTCCATCTAATCATTTCTTTTTAGAATATATAGCTAGACCACAGACAGCCGAAATATTTTTCGAAGATGTATTAATGGCTTGTGTTTTTTATGGTATGCCTATATTAGCAGAAAATAACAAACCTAGACTTTTGTATTATTTTAAAAAAAGAGGTTATAGAGGCTTTGCCATGAATAGACCAGATAAAAAATACACCAAACTTTCTATAACAGAAAAAGAAATAGGTGGTATTCCAAACTCAAGTGAAGACATAAAGCAAGCTCATGCATCTGCTATTGAAACTTATATAGAAACATTTGTAGGTTTAAAAGAAACTGGGTATGGTGATATGTATTTTCAAAGAACACTAGAAGACTGGGCAAAATTTAATATAAACAACAGAACAACACATGATGCTTCGATAAGTTCAGGTTTAGCTTTAATGGCTTGCAATAAACATAGATATGCACCAAATGTTAAACGAACAATAAAATCTGTTGATTTAGGTATAAAAAGATACAACAACAAAGGAAC